GAGGATTTCGCCGGCGTTCATGCTCCGACTCCTGATCCGCCGGCTACCAGCTGCCCAATCGGGACCATCGACGGCGTATTGAACCGCCGGATGTTCGGCCGCCGCCGGCGCTCAATCGAGGACGAGTGCTCGAGGTGGGCGATGTAGAGGGCCAGCCAGCGGTCCCGTTCCTCCCGCAGACTCACCAGCTCGTCTCCCCGATTGTCCTTCAGGGAGAGGTAGACGGCCATCTCGGACACCAGCAGCTCGTCAAAGGCGCTGGGCCAGCCGGTGTCGATGGTCGCACCAACCGTGGCGGCTACCGTGGGTTGGCGACTGTACCAGAACCGGAGCTCGCCGGTCGGGTCATTGGGAAGGCCCGCCGGCCAGTAGACGCGGCCCAGCTGGAAGACGCAGGGTAGGACGGGCTCGGCATCCACATCATCGTAGGGAACCACCGCCACTTCGGCGTAGGCGTTGGCCTTGTCTTGAAGGAAGTAGATGAGGTTGCTGTCGGTCGGCCAGGGCCAGCCGGGGCCCGCCGCGACATCAGCCGTCACCCCGTAGTAGATCGGGTTGACGCGGGCACCCACGGCGAACATGCCCGAGAGGGACCGGTTGAACGCGTTGAGCAGCTCGGTATCACCCGCGAGCTGTTGGCCCTTGTTCCGAATCGACCGCGCTACGGCAGCGGCGAGAATGTCAGCGACAGTAGCCACATCACATCACATCTCGGATAGTGTGCGTGGTCGCGCTGTCCACCAGCCACAGCGACTCGAGGTACGCTTCCTCCGCTTCCTGCTGAATCGTCCGGAAGTAGTTCGGATCGGCCAGCATGCCCTTCGTCCTGCTAATCTGGCGACCGGCAAGGAAGCCGGCAACCGCATGGACCGCTGCTGTCCGGGCTGCCTCCGGTAGAATCAGCTCGTCCGTGGGCAACGCCAGGGCGGTCGGATTGACCATGTAGCGCAGCCGGAGCTTGCTGGCCCCTGCCCAATCGCTGGCCTTGCCCTGGAGATAGAGGGTGCTGTTGATGATCCAGCCGGCGTAGAGTGGCTGGGGATCGAAACGGGCCGCGTAGGCGAGGAGGGTCAGCGGGTACTCGGCCTCTCCGATAACGACCACCACATCCTGAACGCTCACCACCTGGGCGAGTGCCGCGCCGGCCTCGAAACTCACGAGCGGGAGGGTGACTTCGGCCACGCCATCGTCCATCAGCTCGGGGTAGGCGATCAGGCATCGCTTCAGGAAAGATTCCTGCCAGCGCGACAGCGCCCGGAGACACACCTTGTTCGGGTGGGTCTGGATGTCGAAGCTCGGGTGCATGTCCCGCGCCTCGTCAATGATGGTGCCAGCGATCAGGGGCATCAGTCCTCCTCGATGTCTTCCTCAGCCAGCGGTGTCGGCTTGACCCACTCCCCATCCGGACCCTGCACGAACCCCTTCTTCTCGAGCGCCGCCGCCGTGCGCTTGGCCTCAGCCTGGGCTTCCTCGGTGAAGACCACCCCGGAATCCGCCGTCGCCTTGAGCAGCATGGCTTCGATCTTGGCCTTGAGCGACCCACCCTGGACCCAATCCTTGGGGATGGCATCCCGCATGGCCGCCAGCGCCTCGACCCGTGCGCCCCGGGGCCGATACAGTTCCTTCTCGAACAGCGTGGTGACGAGGTAGGGATTCGCCTTCAGCGTTTCCTTCAGGCGATCAATGCTCATCTTCAGGCCGGCGTCGAGCTGGCGGGCTGTGGGGTCCGGGGTGCTCGTGCCAACCAGCGCCGGCTTGTCACCCAGGACGAGCGGCCCAAACTTGTGCCGCCGCTCGGCGCGGAAGGTGGCCTGTTCCTTCGCCCGCTCCTCCCCAATCACCTTGCTGCCGAACACGGACATCTTCATGCGGCTACCCCTGCTTTCATGGAAAAGGATTTCGGACGGCTATGGGTATAACGCAGCGCGTTCTTCAGCCCATAGCGGCCTTCCTTCTGATACCACTCGATCTTCTTCTTGAGCTTCTGGTCATCGGTGGAGTTCGTGACCATCTGCATGTACTCCTTGTCCAGCTGGCCGTTCTCCTCCTTCCAGCACATCCGGCTGAAGTCGAGCACGATCCGCCCATCGGGGTCGCCGTGGTAGTCCTTGATCCACGTGAACCCCTGCCAGAGCAAGTGCGCGTCCCGCCAGAACCCCCGGTGCAACACCGGACTCCCCTGCTCCGCTACCCGCTCGGCATAGAGCCGGAATAGGCCAGCGGCTTCCTGCCGCCGGCCCTGCGTAGGCAGGACTTCGCCCAGCATCCAGATCCCGTCCCAGGTATACAGTAGCTCGGCGCTGGGCCGAATGGCCTGAAGCCGCGCCCGAACGTCAGGCGCATCCCGCAGCCTGGGCCACTCAACTAACAAAGGCATACGGCAATTTGTAGTCGGGAGTTAAGGTGCCCGCCGTGGCGGGTGGCGTGGTCGTGAGACTGGCGGTTGATGTCCCACAGAGATAGGGCTTCAGGTCACTCGCGGTGAAGGAGAGACAGGCAAGAACGGGCTGCACCCCGCCCCCACCCGCCACGACCATTACCCCCAGGAAATACAAGCCGGTCGTCGGCACCGTATAGGGAGCGGTGAGCGCACCCGTTCGATTGTCATAGACGCCCCAGGTTGCCGCTGTATCATCTGCTGTCCGAGCGAGCAAATTGAAATTGGCATCGTAGAGCGCAAACCAGAGGTGCGCGTTCGTGCCTCGCGTCAAGGCTGTTCCCGACAAGACGAAGTTGATGTTGTGGATGAGCATGCCCGCTTTGAGCGGAATCGCGGCCATGTGGAGTGTTCCGGAAGCCGTGGTCAGATCCGCTCCATTCCCAACGCGAGAGACGGTTTCCGCTATCGCTGCGGTCGGGGAAAATAGCGTCCGGTTCGGTGGCGTAATCGTCGCGACACCGGTGGTTGCGTCCACGACTACCCCGAAACCAACGAGATCGAGATGCACGGCGGGATCGAGGCTCAGCCGCCCATCCGAACTGACCCGCACTCCGATGTCGTGCCCTTTGCCATACTCAGGCCAGCCCATAACGCCTCCTAGCGGGTTGGGGCCAGGTTACCCTGGCCCCTCCCAAGTGACGGTCAGCCGAGGCCGAGGCTCGGGTCGCGGTACATCGGGATGGCGCGGTAGATGACGGAGCACACGCCTTCCGTCACAGCCCCATCGCCGTCCGAGGTATAGGACAGCGCGATCATCTTGTCGCCGGTGATGTCCCGGTGCGCGGTCACGGCGGTTGCTTCCGCGACCGACACGATCTTGTTCGCCGCGAAGATGGGCGAGCTTGCCAGCGCCTCTGCCACGGCGGCGTAGGTGGTGAACGTGGCCGTGGTGACATCCGAGGCATTGGTCATGTCATCGGTGCCGGCTGTCCACGTGCCGGTGTTGTTGTTGATGGTGATGTAGCCGATGGCGAGCTTGCCCGCTGCGGCTGAAGGCAAGTGCAGCGCCGCCTCACCCGCCGTGGCATAGGCCATCGCGGTGGTCTGCGTGGTTTCGCCAACCAGCGTGCTGATCGTGCCCGCGTTGTCCACTTGCACGAGGATACAGCCCGACTTGCTGGCCGTCACCACATGCGCGGCGGTGAAGGTCAGGGCGGTCGCGGCCGTCTTCTCGACCACCAGCCCACCCAGGATGTAGCGGGAAGCCGCGAGCAGGAACTTCTCAGGGGCGCTGTCGATACCCAGGGCCCCGGCCACGAGGATGTCGGTGTTCCCGACGATCTGGACGTAGGCGTTCACATCGACCGTGGTGGCTCGACAGAACAGGTCCACCCCATGCACCTTGAAGGGGAACCCGGGCTTGAACAGGTTGAAGAACCGGCGCGTGACGCCGGTGCCGGTCGTGATTGGCACCGAATGACGGAGCCGGTGCCCCGCTTCCCGCGAGTCGAACGAACCAATGCGAACCATGTGGAGCCTCCGCTAACGTAGGGGAGGGGTTGCCCCCTCCCCCCGCCTGTTGGGTGCCTTACGGCACGAGGTTCTGGATACGAACGGACTTCGCCGGCGCGAGGTTCCCGGTCTGGCAGTACCAGATGTAGACCGAGTAGAAGTCATCCTTGCGGCCGGTGCCATCGGTGACACGGTTCCATACGGAGCCGGTCTTGTCATCCCACTTGCCGCCGTCCAGCTGCCACCGCTTGAGGGTGGAGGTTTCCAGCATGTAGCACAGCTCGGGCGGCATCTTGCGGGCAACGCGGATCGGCACGACCCGATCACCCAGGCGAACGAACACGGACCCGCGCCCACCTTCATACGCCTTCGGGTTGACCAGCCGGCGATCCCCGATCAGGGAGAGCCAGTACTTGTCAGCCTGGGTGCGGCTGGTGACGATCACGTTCGGCTTGCCCTTGCCGCGCACGAAGGCACGGTTGTCGGCCGCCGTCAGCACGATCTCATCGAGGTCGCCGGTGAAGGGGGCGGCCTGTCCGTCGATCACATGCGACCGCCACAGGCGGTAGTCGTTCCGGATGAGGCCCTGGAACGTAGCGAGGATCGTACCGTCATCCACCAGACCGGCCAGACCCATCATCTCGCGGTCTTCGCCGGCGTTCTGCCCCGAGCTACCCGAGGCATCGCCGTTGAAGATGAAGTCGTTATCCAGCGTTCCAGTAGGAACGCCATCGACCTTCACGGTCAGGGTGTCGGGGTCCACATCCGTCACCAGCGCCGACTGCCCTGAGCCCGCGTTCCGCAGCGGATCGCCGTCCGCGTCGGCCGAGAACACCACTCGCTTGTGCTCGAGGAAGTTGGCCCACGGGTCCGTCCAGCCGGTCACACCGAAGGCCGAGTCCACCACGAACGACGTGCCACCCGGAGCGCCGTTGACTCGCGCCAACGCGCCGTTGCCGTACCCGAGCAGCTGGCGGTCGATGTCATCGTTGAACCGCTCCAGCAGGTCGGGCATCGCGCGATCCATGTAGTCCATGTACGCGCCCAGGTTCCCCTTGACCCGCTCCATCACATCCCCGGTCATCTGGAGGACGCCGAAGTGCTTCTTCAGGTACACCTTTGAGTTCCGGATCACGGGGCCTTCCGGCACCGGGATGTAATCCCCGGCCGCGCGAGAGCCCACGGCTCCCGGCAGGACGAAGTACTGCGCTGTCTCGATGTACCGGCCACCGGTGGTCTGCTCGACCTGAACGTTGCCGTCAGCCTCGAACAGATCCATGATCTCGGTGTCGGTGACGAAGTTCTCCACGATGGGATCGGTGAAGAAAATCTTCATCGCTTCGTCGATGTCGTTGACATCGGTGGTCAGTCCGAGCATCGGCAGCGCCCACATGTAGCCCGGGTGGGCCACGACGAGGGCGAGTGCGGCGGCGAACAGCCACAAGAACTTGGTGGATCGCTTCATGGGACGAAGACTGGCTCCGATTAGTGTTTGAGGCCGAGACGTTCTCTCAGCCAAGTGGACCGTTCCTTCCACGACTGCCCCTTGGGGGGCGTCATGCTGCTCTGATCGCCGGGAGCACCTGCCACCCCGGACCCAGGAATCAGCGCGGCCACTTTCCGTCCATTCGCCGCCGCTGTGAACCGCGCCCCGGTTTCACGCGCCTTCCGCGCCGCCTCTGCGATGCGCTCTGCCTCCGGGCCTTTCGGACGCGCCCGGGGTGGAGTGGCCGTGTTGGGGTCCAGCGCCCGAGCTGCGGCATCCACCGGAATCCGGTAGACAGCCAGCCGACGCGCTGTGATCTGAAGAATGTGTGCCGGGGTAAGGGCAGGCACGCGCCCATGTTCTGCCTGATAGCCGTTGGCCCACGCCTTGATGTCGGCCACCATATCGTCCATGAAGCTCTCGCGCAGCTGGCGGTCGGGAAGGAACTGCTTCCCGAGGGCTTCGGTCACATCGAGCGCCGTGTTGGCGGTCTGTCGGAGCGCCCGCCGCTGCTCGTATTTCCCTTCGAGATCCTGGCGGGCCTTGAAGCGGGCGTTCTCGACCTCCAGCCGGTCGGCTCGCCGCTGGGCACCGTCTTCGCGCCACCGGTCCAGCGCAGCGGTGAACTCCGGATCGTCCAGCACATCGTCAGCCAGAAGCAGCTGCGTCAGCAGCTCTCGACGTGCTTCGGGGGGAATCATCTCGGTGATGACGCCGGCACGGTCGATCTCGAGCAGGTCTTGGAACTGCTGAAGCTCCTCCCGCTGGGCGGCGACCTCCTGACGCTCCCGGTGCAGCTCCTCCCGGCGGATCGACCCGCGCTGGAGGCCCCGAATCACGTCAGCTTCTTCCTTGGTCCGGAACGTCATCTTGACGTTCTGCCCAGGCTGACGCTCCACAATCACCGTGCGCTCATCGGCTTCCTGTTCCGGTGTCAGCGCCACCGGCTCGGGCGCCGGCTCCGGCGGAACTTCCCCAGGTACGTCCTCCACGAGCGGAAAATCGTTCTCGTCGCCGGTGTCGCCCTGCACGGGAGTATCCCCGGGGACTTCAACCCGGGCGGTGGTGCCGTCCTCGCTCAACGTGGCGCGGGCGGCCTGAATGACCTGCGTGATCCGTTCCCGGGGGGTCATGGGCCCCGGCACAGGCTGTTCGATGGTTTCGGTGAGCGGTGCGGTCATCCGGACTCCTCGTTAGGCCGCCGAAGCGGCAGGGGCGGCACCAGCGGCCTCTTGCGGTGGGCCGGCGGAACCCGTGTCGGGCCCCGCTTGGCTTTGCGCTTGGAGGGCGGCTTGGGCCGCGAGTTGCTGCGCCAGCTGTGCTTGGAGGCGCTGCGTATGCGCCTGCCAATGGATCATGAACGCCATCTGGATCTGCGGGTCCAGCCCCACGAACTCCGGGGCCTTCATGTACTCCTCATGAATGGCGATGTGGATTTCGTCCGAGTACCAGGGGAACAGCGGAATCGCTTCGGCGGGCTCGCCCATCGCCAGCCGGCCATTCTCCTGCCGTGCCGTCACCCCATCGGTGCGACCCCACATGGCAGCGCGGCCCAGGTGGGGGAAGCGGAACATGTCGAGATAGACGCGAGCGGCTTCTGGCGTCCCGGGCGGGCCGAAGACCCCATCCCGGTACAGCTGGAGCAGTTTCGCCTGCCGTTCGCCACGGCCTTCGGGCATGGCGCTCTCGATGTCGGGCACCACATTCACTCGTCCCTGCTTGAACAGCTCGGGGTAGACCACCACGGTTGTCGCCGCCTGATCCTCGCCCGCGTAGGTGATGACTTTCTCCTGATCCCAGCTGACCTGCACCAGCGCGATCCAGTCCTCAATCATGCGGGCGTCCTCCACGACCGACCGACGAGCGGTGGCCGAGAGGTAGCGATCAGAGTTGACCCGCAGCTCCTTGACCAGCTCGCCAGATGAATCCGTGGTGGGCGGCCGGCCCTCGGTCCCTTCGAGGCTCCCAAAGTCTTGCAACTCATCCCGCAGGAGCCCTTGGGTCCGAAAGACTTCCTCGCCAAGTCGGGGAGGAGAGATCATTTCAATGGGCGGGATGTTGGTGCGCCGCACGACCTTGAGGATGGTGCCTGGACGGTTAGTGATGTCCTTGCTCTTGAGGCCGGTGTGCTGGTCGATGACGATGAAGGGATTGGTACAGAGGTCACGGTGCTGGAGGATCTGGCCCCAGCCCTTGTTGTAGGCCCGCTGGAGGCTGTTCATCGGCTCCTGCGGGCTGGTGCCCGCTGGCCGTCCCGGCACCCGGATGAAGGAGTACTTCCGGATCGGGCTGGTGTAGCGGAAGTGCGCTTCCCGGGGCCCATCATAGAGCACCTGGGTCTTGGTGAAGATCAGCAGCCGGCCACCGGGGCTTTCCTCGGTTTCCCGCAGCTGGGGGTCATTGGTGGCGGGCCGCTGCCACATTGTCCAGACGCCCGCGTAGCCTTCCGCGAAGTTGGTGATGACCCCTTCGGACCCTGCCCGGGCGCTCATCGAGCCGAAGTACCCGCTCCCCATCAGAATCCGGCCCATCTCGGTCGAGGTGCCCAGGACGGGTTCGGCCTCGGCATCTACCGTCACCCCATACCGATCCGCGATCTCTTGGAGGGGGACGAAGGCATAGAACATGTGCCAGCCCTTCTTGTGCCACGGGCGGGCGCCCCACTCGCCCCGGACTTGGACCGGATTCAGCACATCGACGCTGATCTGGCCTTCCGGCTCCATGAACGGCTCGCCGGTCACTTCGTAGGTGCCATCTGGCGCCAGCTGGGCCAGCGGTTGCCCCTGCTCGTCGTAGGGGACCGCTTCCGCGTACAACTCGAGCGGTTCGCCCTGACTGCCCTGGCTCTGCAACATGGCGGGGCCGATCCGGGGCCGCATATCGCCTGCCGTCAGATCGAGGCGGGACACCGTGAAGACCTCACCGCAGGGGATCAGAATACTGGCCCGCTCGTCAATCACGTCCTCCATGTTCGTCTGCTGCCAGATGGTCTTGTACACGGGGTCCATGACCTCGGACAGCATCGCGTCCATCCGGTCGAGCGTGGCCGGCTTGAACGCGACGATGGGGACGTTCTCTGTCAGGCGGGAGTGCGTGAGGGTGAACCAGTAGAGGAGCCGGTTGACGATTGGGCGTTGCCGCCACTTCCGGTCTTCGTCACTCAGCCAGTTCGTGACATCCTGCCAGCGACCGGCGAGCGCGTTCCAGACGATGTTCTGCTGGCCGGCCAACATGCGGAGGTTTTCTTCGACCTGCTTATCGCGCTGGCGCAGGACATCATCCTGGCCGTGCCACAGCCCCCGCGCCCAGCCGATCCGTGCCGCGTCATTCGCTTCCGGCGTAAAGGGATCGGCCCGAAAGGGAGGGGCCTCTATGACTTTGGTGCGAGCCGTCACCTAAGCATGGCTGCTCCGGCTAGGTGGGAACGACCACGATGGGTGGGCTGTCGGGTGGTGGGGCCAGTAAGCGGCCATCGTCCCCCCGCAAGGCGGCAAGGTACTGGATGACACCTATCTCCATCGCCTTCCAGATGAGACAACGCTTCTCGGATGATGCCCACCGGGGCCCCCCAATCTTTCGGCCAACGCTCTGCAAACGGCCTTGAATCGTCGTGCGCTTGACCCCTTGGAGGACCGCGATCTGGTCGAGATCGTAGCCCGCAAAGAGCAGCGTCACCAGGGCTTCCTCCCCATACGATAATGGAACCAGCGGTCGGATCATGTCAATGTCACCGCATCAGGGGCAATGTCTCCGCAAGCATCGCCCGGGCCTGCGCCTGGGCATCTTCCCACGGGAGCGAGCGACCCTGTTCCTCCAGCTGCTCCTGAATGGCTCGCGCCCCCCGATCCACCGTGGCTTGATCGAATATGGGGTCGAGACTCCCATCCGGGGCTACGGGCGGGACGTAGACTTGGCCGGCGCCGGTGGGGTGGACGGCCTGGAGCTGTTCGAGGGCGCGGACGTAGCGGACGCCGACGGCGAGGGCGCCGAGGAGGGCTCCGAAGCAGAGCCCTGTGGTGAAGGCGAGGAACGTTTCCACGGCCAAACCTCCTTGAGTGTCGTGAGCAGTCGCCGGTGCCAGCGGGCAGCGGCAACGCGCTGGCGCTCTCTGTCGAGCGCGATGTTGATGATCGAGAGCAGCTCCCACCGCTTCACCAAGAGATCCTGGTTCTCGAGAGCGGCCCAGGTAGCGAGCGGGACGCGGCTGGTGGTAATCGCCTCCCGATCCTTCTGTTTCCGGCTCATATGAACACCCCAAACTCGCCAAAGGTGAGTTCCGATGGAATCGCGGCGGCTCCGGTCGGAATGTCATCGCGGGTATGCCGCACCCGCTGTTCTTCCGCTTCTTTGAGCAACGTGGTGGCTTCCCAGCCGGTCGGCCGATCCGTGCTACCGCTTTCGCCCAGCATCGGCCACGTATGGAGGGCGTACCGCGTTTCGTCGTACATGTCATCGCCGCCTTCGCCCCGTTCGTCGGCGTTGACCTTGATTACGTCTTCCTCGTTCTCCGGGTCCGGAGTCATGTCCTCGAGCTGCTGGAAGCACTTCCGATTGCCCGGGGTGTCGAACAGCAGAAAGCGGGGTTCCCCCGGACCGGCGGTGCCATCCTCCGTGACGCCCGCCATGCGCCATGCGGTGGCGTTCCGCATGGACTCCAAGCCTTGTATCCGGTCGATGTCGGCCTGGATGAAGGTCAGGCCCAGCTCGGAGAAGCGGTCATAGAGCGTCTTGCCGGTTTCCCCATAGGCCCGCCGCTTGGCCCACAGGTCGTGGCCGCCCACGATCTTCTGGAGCCGCTCAATCGGGATCGGAGACTTCTGCTTGATCCGCTGCGCGATCTGCGGCGGGTGCATGAGCATCCCGGTGATGGTTTCCAGCTTGTAGACCGTGCCATCCTCGTCCACCGCGTAGACGCCGAAGCTCCATGGATGCTTGAAGCCCCAATCGAACGCGCCGAAGTAGAACCAATGATCCATCGGCTTGAAGGCTGGGATCAAGTGCTTGGTGCGGTCCAGCTCGGGGAGGGCCGCGCCCGCGCCTTGGCTGAAGTCGCCATCCCGCTGCCATGTCCGGTAGGGCTCAGGGAGCCGATTGAGCCGTCGTTCATACCGGGGGTCGCGCTTCCGGAGGATGTCGTTGTCCGACAGTTTCGCCTGGACGAAGGCGAAGTCCTCGGGCTGCTCGTCATTCTCGGTGTGGTAGACCTTCGAGATGAACAGCCGCTTGTACCAGCTATGCCCGATGCCACCCGGGTTGGAGGGGAAGAAGCCGAAGGGCCGGGAGAGGTTGGTGGTGGCCCGATTCCGGTTGCCCATCAGCCAGCTGACCCACCGCCATTCGTAGTGGGTGCTCTCCTCGAAGATCATGCAGTCGTACTCTTGCCCCTGATACCGCATGAAATCGGAGGCCGACTTCAGGTAGCCGAAGTAGATCCGGCTCTGGTTGAAGAAGGTGGCGCACATTTCCTCGCCATTCCACGAGTAGTTGCGCGACCCATCGGCAAAGCGATCCGGCAGTTCCATCCGGAGCTTGTTGACATGATTCTCGATCACTTCGCGCTCGGTGCGGCGGAAGATGATCGAGGTGCTTCCCGGCCAGCCGAAGGCACAGGCGACCGCGATGGCGCGGGAGAGATAGGACTTGCCCCCGCCGGCGGCGCCCCCGTACCCGATCCACTCGGGATAGGGAGCATCGGCAGGCGTGACCAGCGGAGTCAGGCAGTAGGCTTCGTACTGTTTCTGCTGGAGGGCGTAGAAGACTTCACCGCTGTCCTCGACGGTGACAACCGGATGGACAGGAACGCCATTGATTTCCACTACGGCGTCACCTGATACGTTGCTCCGATTGTGAGCCAGGAGCGGGGCCGCACACCCGCGCCAAGGTTGACGGAGCTGGCCTTCACATCGTAGACGCCGATCAGGGTGGGACACCAGCGCCCACACGGCGCCTTGGCCTTCTTCAGTCCTGCCAGCACGATCTCTTGGAGATGGAGGCGGGTGCTATCGGTGGCGCGTTGCTCCCGATAGAGCCCCAGCTGGGCGGCCAGCTGCTCGTTCCGCTGTTCCACCAAGGACCGGCTGACTTCCATCGTCGTGACCACCCGCTCTATCGTATCCAGCGCCACCATGAGCTGGGCCTTCTGCGTCACCAGAATGGGGACCGAATCCGCCGCGCTCTGCGCGGCGCCCAATTCGGCTTCGAGCGCCCCGGCCTGTTGGCGATGCCGACGCCCCTCCGCGTAGAGTCGGGCCACCAGCGAGTCGTTGACCGCTTCCTTCTGCTCCAAGAGGATGGTGCTGGCTTGGAGCTTGGTCAGGGCATTGGTGCGGGCGTGGGTGCTCGCCTCATAGGCGGCCCGGGTGACACGCAGGGTGTCCATGAGCGCCAGGGTGTTGGCATCGACCGGCTGGGCGGCCCACCCTCGGAGCAGCCAGCCCAGCGCCAGCATGACCACCGCCAGGACGATCCACCCATACTTGTGGGCCAGCGCCACCCAGGTCGGGGTCACTTGCCCCGGCCGCCCTTCTGGCCGGGATGACGCGACTTGCCGGCCTTCGAGAGCGCAATCGCAATGGCCTGCTTCTGCGGTTTGCCGTGGGCCATCTCGGTCTTGATGTTGCTGCTGATCGTTTTCTGACTCGACCCCTTCTTGAGCGGCATGTTACCATCTCCTGATGCGGCGTTGTCCGGGCTGGATGCCCCCACTCCGTTCGATCTGGTTGTCCAAGGAGGCCCACTTGTCTGGCCCGCGCCGGCCCCGCCGCGCGAGTTCCAAGAAGTCGGGATTGATCCCTTCCTGGGCGCGTCCCTCGGGATCGGTCAGCTGCTCGATGCGCTGGGTGTCGCCTTGGTGGCGCAGGAAGTCCTGGCGAGCCGCCATGTAGCTCGGGTCATCATCGGCCCGCTGGGAGCGTAGGTAGTTCCACGGGTCTTCCCCCACCCCATCATCGAACACACTCGCTTGCCGATGCAGGTACTTCCGATCCGGATTCGCCATCAGCATGGATTGGTACTGCTCCGCGTGGCGCTGCACTTCCCGTTCCGGGGCCTGATAGCCCCCGCCATAGGGCGCTTCGCTGGAGAGCTGTTCCGCTAGGGCCGGATTCCAGCGGCGGGGGGCCAGCATCTCCTCCTGGGACGCGGTACGGCTGGCATCAGCGGGGGCGCGGGGCGCAAAGGCGCTTGCCGCCGCTTCCATGCGCTTGCGGCGCTGGACTTCCTCGAAGAAGGCGTCATCCAGCGCGTTCCCTTGGGTGCCGCGATGGTACGCT